CCTGATCCGTATGTAGTTCCAACCACCGCAAATAAATCAGCATAAGTTGTTCTTGAAACGTCAGATCCATCACACTCTAAAAATCCTTCTGGAAGAGTAGAGTCTGTCCAAGGCATAATAATTCCTGTATTAACCCCTTGAATTCCTGTGAGGTTTGCTCCGTCAAAATCATATTTTGTTGCTTCGTAGTTTGACATAAATTCCTTAAGTTTTAATTATATATTTTACAGTTAAAAACGGTTGAAGTACAGAGTCATCTCCCCCCGTAAAGTTACCACTAGCTGGATGCGAGTGTCCTCCACCACCTCCTGAACTTGATGTGCTTCCTGGTGTTGTTACAGCCGTTGATACAGCTTGAGCGGCTGCGTTTGGCTGATATGGAGGTGGTCTACAGTTACGACTTTGTGGATGGTTGTGTGACGCAATTGTTGGAGCGCCTAATGTGGTATTACCTGTGTTTCCTGAAACACTTCCTCCAGAAGTCACTGAATTTGCTCCACCTGTGGTAAATTGAGTTTTAGTTGGAGATTTTCCAACTGTTGTTCTGTCAGTTAAATCAGGAAGACCAAATGTAGTCGACCCATCACCTGCACCATAGTTAGTACCAATCACCGCAAATAAATTAGCATACGTCGTTCTTGAAACGTTAGATCCATCGCAATCTAAAAAACCATCTGGAGTAGTAGTATCTGACCAAGGTACAATAATACCTGTGTTTACTCCTTCTACATCAGTAAGGTTTCCTCCGTCAAAATCATATCTTGTTGCTTCGTAGTTTGCCATTTTAATTCCTTAAGTTTTAATAATGTACATTACAGTTGAATATGGTTGTAATACACTTGTTGCACTTCCAACAAAAGTAAATGCAGCTGGGTGACTATGTGCTCCACCACCTCCTGCATTATTTATGTTTCCTGTAGCTTGTCCATCGTCTGGTGTAGTTGCACCTGAACCACTTTGTTTTTGAACTCCACCTGTTGCAGTGGTAAATCCTGAGTGTGTATGTGATGCAATGGTTGGAGTACCTAATGTAGTATTACCTGTGTTTCCTGTAATATTACCCGCTCCAGCTACCGTGTTTGCCCCACCTGTACTCGCTAAAGCTTTAGTAGGTGATTTACCAACAATTAATCTATCAGTTAAATCTGGAACGTTAAAAGTTGTAGAACCATCTCCTGATCCATAAGTTGTACCTATCACCGCAAATAAATCAGCATACGTAGTTCTACTTACTGCCGTGCCGTCACATTCTAAAAATCCACTTGGCGCTGTTGCGTCTCCCCATGGAACAACAATTCCAGTATTAACTCCTTGTATTCCTGTAAGATTTGCTCCAGAGAAATCGTATTTAGTAGCCTCGTAATTAGCCATCTATTATTTCTCCTTATAAGTCCAACCTGTTGTAGCGTCCCCTGAGTATACTAATTCTAAACCAGCACCTTGTGTATTGATAACAAGGTCACTTGCTGAATTAGCAATGTTAGAACCATTTCTTCCAACTGTTAATGCGTTTGTATTAAAATCATAGCCTTGGTCAATGATGTGTACAGATGCGCCAGTTGATGGAGATGGTGGTAAGGTTAGAGTGAAAGCTGCAGAATTTGTATTTGCTAAAATAGCTGCGCCTTCTTGAACTGTTTCAGCAGAAGATACTGCTCTCCAGTTTAATTTTTCTGAAATTAATTCAACATCAGTTCCATCAGAGTAAACTACATATTTATTTCCTTCAGCTATTTGAACACCATTTCCAGTAGCTGTTTTTACTCTAACGTTATAACCTGCATGGTCAATTGAGTTGTGAATATTGTAAGTTGCTTCGATACCATCTGGAATAATTACATCAACCGAAGTTGTTGCTAATGTTCCAGTTAATTCGATAGTTGCGTTTTTACCATCCGAAAGTGCACCATCTGTGAAAGTTAGTGTAACACCTGTTGTGTCATTCACTGCAACTGATTGATAACCTTTTGTTGCTTTACTAAGAATAACTAAGTTTGTATTTGTAATGTCTCCCCAGAGTCCAGCTTTTTCACCGGTTACCATTAACTCTAGTTTAAGATCTGTAGAATAACTTGATGCCATAATTTTTTAATTCCTTATTTTAATAAATTTACTTATTTATGCGGCCGTGTCAACATCACTCCATGAGACAGTAGTTCCGGTAGAAACTTCTGTATAAGCTACAGTATCCCCTGTGTCAACCTCTTTCCACGCCTGTCCAACCTCATTTCCAAGCGTAATTACTACACTTTGACCTGTCGGGAATACATCTGCTGAAGCACCCGCTCCAGTGATTCCCTGAGCTATATTAAGTGATACTTCTGTAACACTTGCAATTGTTTCTGGTAAACCTGTTGCAGTTCCATCATTTACACCTAAAGCTATTCTCGGTATATCTGAACCAACCGAGTTAGTAATCGTGGTAGAACCATTAGCACCATCAAAATGCAGTAAAGCAAAAGTGTTACTATCTGCTGTAAATGCAGAGGTTGTAGGTGTAAAGGTTGTTGTATATCTTGCAATATCAGAAGATCTAAACTCATCTATATAGCCATTAAAGAATTGAGTCTCACCTTCGTTTGTTCCTATTTTATATGATTGACCTGGATAGCTGTCTCCACCTGTATTATATTGAAGTCTACTTGTTCCATTAATGTATAAATCTAAAAATAATCCGTTTTGAACCAATGCGATATGATTCCATTGATTATTATTTAAACCAGATGCACTTGTTTGTTGAAGAATTGTATTATCTTGAATTAATCTTAACTGTCCAAATTGTGTGAGTGAAAATGCAAAACCTTGATTTGAAGATTGGTTATCCCATAGATATGCATCTTGTGCAAAGTTAGAAGCATATGCAAAAAACTCAATTGTAAAATTATTTTGAACAACATCACTTGCGTTTGATTGTACAAAGTCTCCTGTGCCATCAAGTAATAAAGACGAAGGTCCAAATTTAGCTTGAGCTGTAGATAATTGAGCATCAGCTTCAGCTGTAAATGAAGTTAATACATCGTTATTAATTGAAACAATTGCATCTGCAGTTTCCGTGGTATCTCCAACACTAAACTCTAATTCAATACCTGTTAAATCAACAGCACCATCTCCCGTTTCTGTAGTATCTCCAACGGATGTATTTAACTGTTGTCCGGTAACGTCAACATCTGCGTTTGCTTGAGCTGTTACACTTGCCAGTGTAAGATTTTGTTGTTGTCCTGTAACTGGGACAAATACCCATATACCTGCACCACCCCAGGCCTCTTCTCCCCAGCCATCACGGCCCCAACCTGTTTCGTTGTAACCATCTAAAGTTCCTGCAGCAGAAGTTAATCCTATTCCGGTTACACTAACCGGAGCGTCAATAGAAACATCTGGAGAAGCAACTGCAATTTCTAAATCTTGTCCAGTAGTACCTGGAGCAGCTCCAATATCTAAATCAACACTATTTAAACTTAAATTTAATTCTTGTCCGGTAACCGCATTTTCAACATCAATAATAACTGAACCAACATTAACACCTGCAGTTAATCCAATACCAGTAACTGCAACATCTCCTGCAATACCCCAAGCATTTTCACCCCAGGTTATTCTTCCCCAACCTTCGTTAATCTCGCCTGAGATACCTACGTTTCCTGTATTTGAATTTAATTGTAAACCTGTTGCAAAACCTATGGCATCAATTTCATTTGTGTTCCAAGCTACTTCACCCCATGCGTTATTTGACCAACCAAAATCAACCGTTGCTGTGACTGAAGGAGTAGCTACTTGAGAAGTAAGACCAATACCTGTAGGCGTAACTGTAGCGTTGGCTTGTTCGCCAAAATTACCTACGTTCCAACTAAGACTGCCCCAAGTGTTGGCCATAAGGAGTTACCTCCTTACGCGTTGCCAATTCTTAGAATCGCCGCCGCTGTAGTAAATGCCGGAAACTGTACTGTAAACGTTCCTGAAGTCGCCGTCTTATCTGAACCAAAATCTAAAACAGCTACTGCATCAGTAGTGTTCGAACCACCATCTGCTGTTGTGTTGTAAATTAAAGCGCCTCTTGCTGTAAGAGTTACACCTGTGAAAGATAAATCAGCGAAGTCAACAATCGCAACACCCGATGCAACCGAAGTGTTCTGCCCTGTTAAAGTTCCACCACCTGCTGTGTACTGACCAGTGTTTGATACTTCGCCAGCTGTTGCATAATTAGTAGTAGAAGAATTTAAGGTTGCAGTAGAAACATATA